CCAGTATCAAAGGTCACGTAGTTGGATCCACTTCCGTTTACGTTGTAAGGACCAGCCCCCGCAGCGACGATGTTTGTCGCACCACTTGTCGAGTCGTGACTGTGCCCACCGGCGGAAGGCATGTTGACGTAGTGCTGGTGCGCCTCCATGCCGTGTACGTGACTTTGGCTCTGATCACCGGTTCCGAAGGTGTGCGTGTGATCGGCAATGGTATGACCGTGCTGCACCAACACGGTGTCAGCGGTGCCACCGATTCCACCAAGAGTTGAACCAACACCAGAGGCGGCCTTACCCATGGGAATGCGCTTACTCACGTCTCCAATTCCGAACGTGTCGCTGTTGATACCTGCTCCAAGCGAAGTACCAACAACAGAAAACAGATTGGTATAAGCGCTGCCAACTCTGGCGAAGTTGTTTCTCCCATCCATCTTCAGCCAGCCTGCGTGATCAACTGGTTGCATCGACCACTTGAAGTCGCCAGCCTCCCATCGTTGACCAGGCTCCAATTCGTCGTAGCCGATTGATCCGGGTCCAACAGCTGGGCCGGTATCACCTGTCGGACCTACGACACTTCCTGCGTCGATCGTAGTAGCGTCATGACGAACGAGAATAAGATGGCCGCTTCCATCCACGTTGCCATCGACAACGGTTGCGGCTTCGATCTCCAAAATTCGCTCTTTGGTGAAGCTGGTAACGGTGGCCATCGGTCCCTCCTAATCAGCCTCGGTGGTATCGGAGATTACGTACGTACCTTCGTCGATGAATATCGCGTTTGCATTGAAGATCTCGATCTCATCTCCGATAACCGAAATCAAGTTGTCCTGATCCGTTGTGGCTGTCCATGATCCATCCACGCTGTAACTGATACGGATCTGTGGGACCTCTGCCAGGTTGGACGTGGTAGAGATTTCATACGTTCCCTCATCCAGATATACCGCGTTGATGCCTTTGAGCGTGAACACCCCGCCATCCAAGAGGAATATGAACCCGTCACGGTTGGCGAAAGCCGTCCAAGATCCGTCACCGTTGTCGATGATCTTCACGCGATACCAGGACTCGACGAAAGTCATCATGTCCGGCATCGGTAGCATTTCCGGATCTGTTTCCGAGGTTCCGTAGAGCATCGCTTCCAGATCTTCCAGGAACATTGGATCAAAATCCCTGGAATCAAGAATTAGATGCGCTGTCGGACGGTACCCTCGGATCTCTTCTGGAACAGCGGTGATAGTCCACTCGAACTCAACCAGACTTGGCTGATCTGAGAGTGTCGCGTATGTCTTGTCGCTCGGAACAGCAGTGAGGTTGTACAACACGTGTATCTTGTATCCAACGTCTTCCCCGGATGAACCGTCGCCCAACTTGTTCCTATAGCTCAATCCGAACATTTGCGGAACCTGGTCGCTGACGAACATTCCAGGAGCAACCGATGCGACACCCTCTATTTCAGTGAACTCGTCAGGGTACGTTACCGCTTTCAGGGTGGCAGAAAAATCGCCCAACACCACGAGGTCATGTACTTTCCTGCCGTCGTAGTAGATCGGAGTGATTTCTTTGTCGAAAGACTCGACGATGGAGGTCAAACCGTTCCACGGGACAGCCGATCCATCGGGCAGATACAGAACGCCCCTGTCCAAACCCGATTCGAAGATCCGATCGTCTGGATTATCCCAAATCAGGGTAGGCATTGTCCTCCTCTCACCCTCTCGTACCAAGTTGCTGCTTCCGTTGGGCATTCAGATCACGGTTTCTCTGGGCGATCTCATGCCTGGACATCTTCTTCGGTTTGGAGTTCTTGATGTTGCAAATGCGGATCAACGCGAACAACCGATTGAGATGCCAGTACTGACATTCAAATGGCACGTTGAAAGCAACCATCCAGTAGTAGATCAACTCAGAGGTGATGACCTCTCCCTGCCCTCGACGTTCAGGCATGTGCCCGAAGGTGGTCGCCGACTGGCTTGAATCGATATACTCCTGGATGGTGCTGACATTCCCTTGGGAGCACCTGTACAGAATGTCCAGGTCCACATCTGGCGTCACCACCATGGCCTTGAGGTAATAGAAGATCTCCTCGTGGGTTTTCTCTCCCATGGCCAGAAACGGTTTCTGGTATTTTGACTCCCATTTTGACAGTGAGAACAAAGAGTGCTCCATCTCAAGAACGACATCGTTGACCGTGGAGAAAGTACTCGTCTCCTCGTCGTAAACTTCGTCTCCTTGGATGATGATCCTGAGCATTCTCTGACCTCCGAGTTCCGATTAGACGAAGTTGTAGAACCAGTCGTCATCGATTCCGGGTTCGAAGATGTAGCCCTGGTTCGGACGAGCCTGAACCACGGTGTCCTCGGCAATGACAACCGGCCCGGCCGGAACAGCGAGACCGTTGATGTAGTAGGTGACACCGGCCGTCACAGGGATGGTGATGGTGTTGGTTCCCTGGTTGAAGGTCGGCTCCGCCGGAGCAACGGAAGCCACTGCACCGGTGAACATGGCGATCACCACGTCGGGGGTAGGGAGAGAGGGGTCGACGCCGACATCGCCATAGATGATCTGCTCCAGATCAGCCAGCGCATCAGCGCTAACCTGTGTCGAGTCGATGGTCAGGATAGATGTCGGTCGGAGATCGGTTACCGCTACCGGAACTGTTGTGATGTCCCAGCTGAACTTCACTCCATCGGGAGAGTCGTTGATGCTGGAGTAGGCCTTCTCCGACGGGCTGGCCATGCATCCGTACACGAGATGAAGCTTGTAACCGAGGTCTTCATCGAGGTCGCTGCCGACCCTGGTACGGTAAGACAACCCGAACGAACCGCGTGCCTGCTGGCCGACCGCCACACCCGGAGTAGGAACAGCAAGTCCATCGAACTGCTGGAACTCATCCGGATAGGTGTACGCCTCGATGGTCGCGCCGAACTGCTCCGCCGAGTAGATGTTCAGGTACTTGATGTTGTCGGCGTACTGAGCGTTGGCCTCAGCTCCGGAAGGAGACTCGGTGACAGTCGTCAGACCATTCCAAGCCACACCGTCAACGTACACCCCTTGCCCATCAGGAATGTAAAGCACCCCGTGATCGACGCCGGTTTCGTAGAGCTTCTGACCAACCTGGTCCCAAACGAGAGTTGTCATTCTCTTCTCCTTCAGAAGAACAATCGGAAGACGTCGTGATTTAGTCCTTCAGCCGTGAAGAAACGGTCATATGAGCAGCTTGGAAGTTCCGCTACCTTCTCCGATATGACACCATCGGAATCCCGATCTATGACCGTTACCTGATACCGCTTTTGATGTTTGTAAGGTGCATTGTCCGCATGGGCGATATCGACATACTCCCGGTTGTAGACGATGCAAGGGTATTCCATCTTCACGGTGGGAGGTGGCTGGAAATACACCTGACTCGTTCCCAGCAATTGGACCAGCACGGCCTGAAGATTAGAGCGTTGAGCCATTACGGACTCTCCTCGTCTACAGGCTCTGCAGGCGCAGGCGTTGGGCCATTGTAAACCCTCCCGATACTTAAGATGAGCCGGGGGCTCCGGACTTCGACATCGGTCACGGTCCAGAGCTTCCCGGCCCAACTCACGTACTTGATATCTGCGAAATACTCGACGGCATAGGGATCGGCCACGATACTGATTTGGTTACTTACGGAAATATCGTCGTTGAGCTTCCCGCCATCTATCAACTGACGAGTATTCCTGACAACATCGCCGTAATACACCTTCTCGATGATCTGATCGACCCATTTCCCGGATTCAGGAGGATCTTCAACCGAATTACCGTATCCAACCTCTCCGAAGAACCTAGCCATCTTGGCTCCTTACCAGATATCAGACACCAGTAGGCCGCATATAGCTCCACTCGACCTTGGTGTTGGTCAGGTAGTTTCCTGCAACGGGCACGGCACGAACGGTCAAGACGTCACCAGCATCAAGGATGTGAGCACCATCAGCCAGAGACTCACCGGTGTTCGCATCGATGTAATCAACATCCGCGTTGACAGGAATGGTGACCGTGAAGGTACTGGCGTCCCATGCAGGCTGAGCAGCTGTAGCAGGATCGTCACCAGCAGCAGTGCTACGAATGACCATGGCCGACTTCGGCCTTGTCAAAGCACCGGAACAACGCGTCTCGATCAGGTACTTGTACTGGTTGTAGTCGATGTCGAAGTCGTCGAACAGGTTGACTTCACCACCCTTGTCAGCACCGATGTTGTAGTCGGACATGTTGACCAGAATTGCAAGGATCTCAGGATTGCTGTCGAGGATTTCGACGGTGACAATGGACTCGACACGCATGTCGGTCTTCACCTCTTCGAGGCTGCGGTACAACTTGCGCCCCTGCCCGTCACGGAGCAACAGGATCTGACTGATGAAGGTCTCAGTCGTAAACATCGTCGGGTTACCGGAGCCCTTGTAGTACTGACGGTTGAGGACGATCTGGTCGAGAGCCTCTTCGATCGTCGAATCGGTGTCTCCAAGGTTGACATTCACCGTGACCACGTAGAAAGGATTGTCACTGGCGATGGGCCGGATCTTGTCTTCCTTGATCTTGTCCTCGTCGCTGACATCACGCCCGTCACCGATGAGAATCGCACGAGCGAGCTCCTCGTTGAGCATGACCCGCATCTCGCCCTTGAGCCAGGCCACCACATCGAAGTCAGTGATGTCGATCATGTCGTCACGATCGAGCTTCTGCTTCTTGTAGATGGTCTGAGGAGTAGTCTCCCGCTGAGAGACAGCGAAGAACTCCTCCTTCTTCAGGTTACCCTTGATGTAACCCTTGGCCCGGGCCTCTTCGAACGTCAGGTCCGCCGAACGGGTCTTGATCCTGGCGAAGGGGCTCTTGGAGGCTCCGCCGAAGACCTTGCCAACCCACGCCATGTCCCTGCTGATGAACGACGGAGGTCCGCCTTCGAGGTTCTTGGCTTCGGGAAAGAGAATCCCCATGTTCTCGATACCGTGCTGAAGTGCGTAGGCCTCGACGGCCTGCTTGAGCGAACCACCCTTCATAGCATCGGCGACGATGCCCTTGATGTCCTCGTGCGACAGGACGTGCTCTTCCTTCTTCTTGCCGTCATCCGTCTGGTCGAACACGTTGTGCCTCACAACTTTGTCACCTTTCTTGCCGGGGCCAGTACTGCTGTGCTGGGCTTGACCGGCAGTGAGAGCTTCGCCGACCATGTAGTGAAGAACCGTCTGCTGCTCTTCCGTCATGGAATCGATGACTTCCTGAACGGTAGCGTCGTTCTTACCGTCGTCCTTCTTACCGTCCCCGCCCTTACCATCGTTAACACCGTGCTTAAGCTCTTCCCCGGTGTAGATGATGGCTTCTTCTTCCAGCTCTTCCTCTGTCTCGTCGGAATGCCGGATGGTGACGTTTTCAATGACCGCCCCGGGGTTTGCTCCGGACAGAACCAGGCTAACTTCACGAATAGCTCCGTGAAGAACCATCTTGGCCCGTTCGACGAGATCGTTCGCCCAGATGGACATGAAGTTGATGTCCTTGTGGATCAGGAGGTCATGCGTGTGCTTGGCTTTCGCCGACTTGTTGAAGTATCCGTAGGCGTACATGCCGTCCTTGCGGGCTTCCAGGATGGCGTGACCCAGAACGTTCTCCGGATCGTTGTGACCGTGCTGCCAAACGAGAGGAACCTTGACCTTGTCCTGGTGCTTGAAAGCGTCGGCCATGATCGTTCGACCGTCGGAACACTTCAGTCCCGCTTTCGTGGCGTAACCACTGAAGTCGGGCTCGGGGTCCTTGGCGTGAGAAAGGAAAGACCCCTTCCTGTCCAAGTCATGCAGAGATTTTACTCCCATTTTGACTATTCCTTTCTAAAGCCGGATCCGACGCTGGAACTGTGTCGGGCGGAACACGAGTGTCTGCCACTTTCAAGTTGCTGTTGATGAGTTCGTCAGCCTTCGGATCTCTGGAAGGTTGAATACCAACGAATCCTCGGATCTCATTGGAAGTCAAGACCTCGTTGCGAGTAAACTTGTCCACAATCTCTGCAAGGTCTTTGAGGGGAACAAACTTGAACGGATCCTTGAAGTAGTGAATCCGCTCCTTAGTGGTCTGATTCAAGAAGGCCCGCTGCAATGCCTCCTTGATCGAGTCGGCAATAGGGCCAATGGTACGGTGGAAGTAGTTGTTCATGGTGGATTCATCGGCGGTGCCGTTCATAACCGCCTCGGTGATACCCAGTTGGCCATAGAGCATGGACGTGAGATACTCGACCTGCTTGAGAAGGTTGTTCTCCGTAGGCCTGTTCAACTGGGTGATCTTCTCGGTACCGTCGGCATAGGCGATCCCGTACTTGCTGCCCTTCAGTTGAAACTCGATCTCCTCTCGTCGCTTCTCTGCCTGTACGCGTCTTGCTTCTGACTTGATCACATACGGCAGTTGGATGATTAGATCGAGCTTCCCTGAACTGGATTGCTCGTCGACAGCGTCGAGAAGACCAAGCTTCCTGATCAATCTCTGAAGAGTAGAGTTCGGCTCATTCATCACGCTGTACAACGGATTCTCGATGATCGCGACCATCCGTTTCTCCAACGTGATCTCTTCCCGCTTCCCTGTCCTCTCGTTGTAGAGACTGATTCGGACATGCTGTGGATACCATCTCAGCACACGACCAACACGAAGCGTGTAGATATCGAATGTCTGATTGGTTTGAGGGTTCACAGCAGTGTCCACTGGGACAACAGCTGCCACGCCCTCTCCGAAGAGAGTCATGGCTATGTCTTGCCGAAACGCTCTAGGACCTTGAGTCAACGCTGAATTGAGATGACTGTCAACGTCCTCCAGATATCGATCTGCTTCGTCAAGACGAACATGCCGAAAGATGACATCAGCAATGTCGATCCCGATTCGGTTGTACACCGATGTTACAATCGTGCGATCGTTGAACATCGGCATTCTTGTTCGAGATAGAGAAGAAGTATCCGAGATGCTGCCATAGGTCGGAGAACCCAGACCAACATCGATTATAGGATCTGCCGTGCTGCGGAAAGCGTTCCACGCACTCTTTGCCCGGTCGAAGATCCCCAATGGTTATCACCTCCCCCTATGGCCTACGCGAATGCTTCTTTGTTGGCTTTGTAGGCAACGTATGCATCCATCAAAGCTGAGACATTGTCGATCTTCTCTTCCGCACGCTTCTTGAGAAGCTTCCGGTTTCCGTTTGTGTCTTCCAACGTGACCGCATTCCCCATGGCGAAGGACATCAGATCCTGATCGAAGATCAATTCTCTCTCTTCAGCCAGGATTTTTATCTCGCCAAGTGGTACAGACTCCGTCTTTGCTCCCTGAATGACCTTCTCGATACCGTAAGCTCCGTTCTCAGCCTCCCATCTGCTCACGAATTCCTTGGCGTTATACGGGTCATAACCAAGACAACGAACGTCGAATTCGGAAGCAATTACGAAGTTATCGAGGTCCTCGTAGACCTCCATCATGTCCAGAACATTGCCTTCCATGATTTGAAGGCTGTTCTCCTGGATGAACTCGTCGTATTTGATCCGCATAGCAGCGGGTAGTTTCATCAAGGTCAAAGAGGTAATGTAACTTCTGCATTTGACCCCAAAAGAACCGTTTGACAGAGGAAAGAGAAAGGTGAACGCGCAGAAGTCGTCTCCTTGTGAGAGGTCGGCGCCCAAAGCACATGGGGTTGACCAGAACTCGGTAGTTCTGTGAGGAAGTGTCTCCTCATAGGTGAAGAAGTATGTGTAACCCTCCATGGGAATGCCGAATCGCTTGGCCAAGATATCGTTTCTCGATGCCGGAGCTTTCTCAGCACGCTCCACATCCAGATGGTAGATATCATAGGTGACCGTCTTACCGAGATTCGGATTGGCTTTGACCCACATCGCCGGGTTGGCCACTTCTTCGATGTCATCCAACTTGTAATGCCAGATGGAGACATGCGGCGCAAGGAATTCACCCTTGAGAATGCTGGCCAACTCCATCTTGATGGTGTCACCAGAAGCGTTACGAACAGTCCCCTCGGAACTGATGGCCAGGATGAGATAGTCGTCCATCTTTGAGGCGCCTTGCTCAATCGCCCCGACAACGTCTTCCCGAATATCACCGGACAACCACTCGTCGATGGTGGAGACCTTAGGTCGAAGCCCCTGCAACTTGTTGATGGCCATTGGCCGGATCTCCAACAGAGACCCCGTCAGAAAGTTCTCGACACCTTTCTTGGTGGAAGCCAGCTTTTGTCGAGCGGCGTTTGGACCAGTCGTGTTACGAACTGTTCCCTCAGTCAGAAATTTAAACAACGGTCCACGAGATCTGACGATCGCTGTCCTGAACGGGGACATGACTTCTTCCGCCTGCTTCATCGTGGGAGCGGTCGTGATCTGATGGGTAGTCGCCGTGTCCACGTTCAAGAAGAACGAATGGATACAGGAGCCATACATAGACTTAGCAGCCCCACGAGCCACAATGAGATACTGCTTTGTCGTTAGCCTCTTCTTGATCCGTTTGACTATGTAAGATTGCGTCATCGGATCGTAAACCTGGCGTTCCACAAAGTAGTACCAGCCGAAAATCTGCTCGGCCCACAGCTTAAACGTGTCCAGGAGATGGAGATCGCTGCCGTCGGTCAGCGTCAGTTCCCATTCGCAGTATCTGATGAAACCTTCAACAGCATTGACATCGTAGTAGATATCAGGATCGGCGATTAGAGCATCGATTCTGTTCATCTCCAACGAAATCTCGCGATTTACCGGGATCTCGCCATCAATGACCCTATCTCGGAACTCGCCGTAGTACCGAGGCGTGTCCATATTAGACAGCTTCTGGTATGCCATACGGCGACCTCCTATCTTCTTACGCTCCAGAATCTACAAGCCGAAATTGAACAGGATTTGGTGTGTGCCACTCTCCGACATAGTGGACCGACGGACTGACAGTGACAATGTCTCCATCGATGCCCATATGCCAAACGTTGTAGTGAGGCTCGGCTCTTGTTGGTCCTTTGGTTACATGAATAACCGCGTTCTTCCCCTTCGGATCAACAAAGTGCAGATGCCCCATATCAGTATCGGGTTCCCACTTGAGCCAAGCATCAGGAGGACTATCGAACCAGGCTACCTCTGTCATTTGACGACCTCCTTCCTATCCCCCGGCTACCTTCTTCATGACACTGGCGATCTGCTTAGTAGCTACCGCCATGACTGCCGCACTGACAATGTTCTTCCCAAGGCCTTTGGCGAAGTCGATAGCCTCAGAATTGTCTTTCTTCGGAGTTGTCAGTCTCGTGTACTGCTGCTCCAAGTTCATTCGTTCGATGTGCTTCTTCAGATCTGCATCGGAAAGCGACGAAGCATGAGGTTTCGCTGGGGCAGTAGCCGGACCAGCGGGAGTCGCCCTCTTACGGACGCCCCACTTCATCCCTTTCTTGCCGAAGTGCTCAAGAAATTCGTCAGCAGTCATCACCATTGCGGTTCCTCCTGCAGAGTTAACTGTTCCGGACGAACCGGTTGAATGACTGGCAACTCGATGAGCTGCTCTGCAGCTTGGGCCAACCGCCATTCGTGCTCGCTGATCTGTCGTTCCAATGCCTCGATCATGAACGATGTAGCCGGGACATCGAACAACATGCGGACCTTGAGGAATATGTAGGTCCTGGCCATACTCAATTGGTTCTGAGGAAGCTCCAGGTCGTCCCATCCCACTTCGGCATCCTCGATCGAAAAACCTTCCTCTGGTCCGACACCGAGTTGCGCCAGAGTTGAGAAGGACGAGTTGATATGGGTGATGACAGCCAGATCGAACGGAGTGTAGTCAGCTGTAAGACCGAGGATCTCTTTTGTGCTGTTGAGAATGCTGTTTTCCATCGAAACCTCCTCACCAGAGTCGAGTATCCCCGGGTAATCTTGTCATAACCACCTTCGGATACGGGCTGGGCTTACCGAAATGGATGGCATTATGGGTCTTTTGGGTGGTTGTAACCAAAAAATTGGGGTTCAATATCCACTCATCATGACGTAGAATATCGTCCACACTCATCGGATTCACATGATGAACCAGCAAATCACCATGTATTTCGTATCCGATGACGCCCAGATCGCAGCCGTTATCCCGGTATATGACATGCTGACGGATGTCATACCACTCTTTTGACCTGTAGAAACGCTGGTTTACGTCCCTATCGAACCCGAAAGTTGCCCAACCGACCCCTCCACCCAGACGGAGATACTCGAATCTGTCGTCGAAGGTCTGAAGTCTTCTCATTTCCTGGTAGGTTCTAATCTTCGCCATACACATCAGCCTCTCGACCGGCGTAGGTACGCATGGCGTTCAGCGCCTGCTCGTACAGTTCCTCGATCCTCTTTGCCGAGGCCAACTGTTCGACCTTGGCGGTGAGAAGAAGGTTCTCGTTCTTGAGACGCTGCTTCTCCAACGACTCTCTGGTCGTCCCCAGCTTCAGGAAGTGCGTTATCACCATGGCGGATGCGGTTCCCTCCGCCATCTGCTTCTCAGCCAGATCAGAGGCGAGAGAGATGAGCTGGTTTTCCCTACCTTCTTCTGTCGTAGCCGGTTTCGACGCCTTCCTCTTCCCAGCCATCCCTCTCACCTCCTCTGGCTAACCTCGATACTCGATCGCCGTCCCACGGAAGTCTGCGTCACCAAAGGCGAAGACTCCCCCGTCCTTGGCGGCGATCCAGTATCCCTTCCCTGTCTTGGTGAAACGGAAGGAAGTGCAAGGAGCATTCAGCTTCGCACCGCCCATTCCACCCTCGAACTGCTCCGCTGCATCACCGAAATCGAAGACTCCGCCGTCCTCCGCCAGCATCATATAGCCCTTACCAGTCGGAGTGACATCCGCATCCACGATCGGCGCGTTGAGTTTCAGGGCTCCAAGACTTCCATAGAATGGCGGATTACCGTTCTGGAAGACTCCGCCATCGGCTGTGACTTGGAGATATCCATCCCAATCGGCATGATATAGAACACAAACTTGCGGTGCGTTGACGATCACCCGATCGGGCTCCTTTCGTGGCGGTACAGGAAGAGGCAAACCAAGCCTGACCCAAGCACGCAGCTCATTGCCAGGACAGGCGGTTGCTTTGAGATCCGAATGACAGACCACTGCCTTTGCAGTATCCACACGACGCTTCATCTCAGCAACAACCCATCGGATTGCTTCTCTGCCAAGGTCAGTTACGTCGTCTCTCCCGACAATGTCACCTCCCAAGAAGCAGCAAGCGATGAAATGCTCGTTGCCGTAGTTGGTCCCATTGGCAGCAGATCGAATACCGAAGCCCCGACCTTCGTAAACGTAGCCATGTTGACAGGCCAGGAAGTTGTATGCGATGTCATTCCAGCCATTGCTGTTCATGTGATAGGCTTGAATCGAGCGCACCCGATCGTCGCACAAACCATGATCAG